TGTCGATCGCCGACTGGATCGCTGCCGAGCTCGCCCTGACGCTCAGCAACGCCGTGGAAGAGGCTGCGTGGAGCGGCAACCCCAGCAACGCCCCAGCGGTTGCCGGGCTCGTCACGACCTACACGGGCGGCCTTCTGGCTGCGTCTGCTGCCACCTACGCGGCGTCGCTCGTGACGGCTGCCGGTGACACGCCCGACGAAGTCACGAAGGCGAATCTGCTGGCCATGATGGCCAGGGTTCCGCAGCACAGCCGTGCCGGTGCCAAGTGGTTCTGCTCGCCGTTCTTCTTTGCGGCGTGCATGCAGAACCTCGACCTTGCCCAGGGCGGGTCGGTGGGTCTGTCGCAGGGCATGGGTCCGACGTTCCTCGGCTCGGAAGTGGTCCTCACCGACCGCCTGCCGGCCGGTGCGGACTCGACGGGTGCCATCATGGCGCTGTACGGCAACATGGCCAACAGCTCCTACTACGGCATCCGCCAGGCCATCGAGATCGCCAGCAGCGATCAGGTGAACTTCCTCAGCGACCAGACGGTGATCCGCGCAGTTGCGAGGGTTGCAATCACCCATGCAAACCTGGGCACCGACACCGTCGCCGGCCCGATGATCGGCCTCGTGGGTGCGTGAGCCTGACGGCTTGACGGGTGTGCAATCTTGAGCGGGCGGCTTCCACGACGGGGCCGCCCGCTCTCTCTTTTGAGGCACGCATGCTGGTCAAGGTAGGTGGCACCGAAGTTGACATCAGGGTGGAAGCCGTGCTCTCCATGCCACGGCTTTCGTTTACGGCCAACCACTTCGCCTGGGCCCAGGCCCTGATGCCGCTCGGCATTCGCCCCACCATGGGCACGGGTGCGTTCTGGGACCAAGTAAACACCCGCGTGATGGAGCAGTTCATCGACTCGTGCGAGTACCTGCTGGCCATTGACTACGACACGTTTTTCACCAGGCAGGACGTTGAGCAGTTATTCGCAATGGCTATGACTTTTCAGTGTGACGCCATCACCGGCATGCAGACTAAGCGTGAAGACGGCCGCCCGATGCTGACGCTCAAGGGGACGCTTGACGCACCGCCAGAGGACGGGCACACGCAGGTTCCGAAAGAATGGTTCGCTGAGCCCGTGCAGGAAGTGGACACGGCACACTTCGGCTGCACCGTCATCAGCACGGCGGCTCTCAAACGAACAAAGAAACCGTGGTTCTGGAGCAAGCCAGACCCGCAAGGCGGGTGGAACGACGGCCGCACCGATCCAGACATCTGGTGGTGGCGGAACTGGCGAGACAGCGGCAACCGCGTTTTTGTCTCGCCGCGTGTCGTTTTGGGCCATGGTGAGTACGTGGTGACGTGGCCCGGCAAGAACCTTACAGCCCCTGTTTTTCAGTGGACTACTGAGTTCACGAACACGGGCAAGCCGCCAGAATCTGCATGGAGTGTGGGCTGATGCCGAAAATCATGTTTACCCGCGCGTGGCGTGGTTACCGCAAGGGGCAAGTGGCTGAGCTTCCTGGCGGGATCACCACGCAGCTGCTCGCTCAGCGTGTCGCTGTAGAAGACAACCAGCCGACGCTGATCGAAACGGCTGCCCTTGAGCACGACGTAGAAACCGCAGACGCCACCCCAAAGCGAAGAGGCCGCCGTGCAGTATCGAAGCCTGACTCGACAGACGCCGCCAGCCGTTGAGCCCGTCACGCTTGCGGAAGCTAAGGCCCATCTGCGGGTTGATACGAGCGAAGATGACGCTTACATCGGCACGCTGATCACGGCAGCCCGCGAGTGGTGCGAGCAGTACCTAGATCGCACGCTGGTCAATACGCAGTGGGTGATGCGGTTTGACTCGTTCCCGCCAGACGGCACCCACGACATCGAGCTACCACGGCCACCCATGGCGACGGCCGGCACGACCACGGCGGTGGCTCTGACGTTTACGTATGAGAACGGCACGACAGCCACCTACTCGACAGCCAGCTACCGCGTGGACCGCAGCAGCACGCCAGGGGCGGTGAAGACTTTGTACGGCCAGACGTGGCCGCCGCATCTCATGGATGACAACGCCATCAGCGTGACGTGGTGGGCCGGCTACGGGGCCGCTGGCTCAAGCGTGCCTGCCGCCATTCGCCACGCCTGCCTGATGCTGGTTGGCCACTGGTACGAAAGCCGCAGCACGGTGCTCGTGGGCAGCATCAGCAAGCCGCTTGAGTTTGCTGTTGAATCGCTTCTCTCGTCACAGAAATGGGGCAGCTACCAATGAGCATCGAAGGACGCATCAACGTAGACGTGCTGTTCCACGATAAGGACGGCACGGCATCGCTCAAGGTGGTGAGCCTGCAGTCCACCACCGAATATCCAGCAGGCGCGGTCGCAATCGTCACCGGCACCGCCGGAACCGCGCAAAAGACAATTGAGATTGACAACGTCTACGTTGACGCGAGCGGGCAACCTGTTCAGCTCGCCACGCCCCAGCGAATTGCATTTTCGTGGAGTGGAATCAACGCTCGGTCCCTACAAAGCGTGGATGACTCTAACGTCGTGGACATGCTTTTGCGCTCACGTGCGGGGCAGGCAGCAGTATCAAACCCCACGAACGCATACAACTTGTCGCTTCGGTCAGGCTCCGGCACTGGTACCTACACTATTGTGGTCTACGGCGAATGATCCGCGCTGGCGAACTACGTGAACGTGTGACGGTGCAACAGGCGTCCGAATCTCGGAACGCTCTTGGCGAAACCGTGCTCTCGTGGGCCACGTTCGCGGAACGCTGGGCCAGCGTGGAAGGCGTATCGTCCCGCGAGCTTTTGCAGTACGGGCAGCAGCAGATTGAAGTTTCGCACCGCGTCCGCATGCGGTGGCTTGACGGGCTGACGCAATCCATGCGGATTGTCTGGCGTGGCCGCACGCTGGAGATCGTCAGCCTGCTCGAGCACGGCAACCGCAGCGAGCACGAAGCCATCTGCCAAGAGGTGGTGGCATGAGCAACATATTTGCCGAAGGCCCGTCGCTGATTCAGTTGTCGCTCGGCAAGAGCAAGACGGCCAAGGGGCTGTATGGCCTCAAGACGCTTGATGATATTGTCCGTGAACTCAAGAAGCTGCCGAAGGAAATAAGCCTTAAGTACCAAAGCCAGGCGTTGCGAAAGGCAGCCAAGCCTGGGCAGGACGCTCTGCGGAATGAAGTTTCAGCACTTGGCCAAGTCACCGGAAACCTACTTGCCAGCGTCACCAGCGTTGACCGCAAGTACACAAACAACAAAGCCAACATCCCGGTGAGCGTAGTCGTTGTCGGGTTTCGACGCCCAACCAACACGGCGAGCCAAAAAGGCGCAGTGCCTGCTTTCACTGGCGGATCTGTGCTCAAGGGGCCAAATCGTGCGTACCACTCGCACCTAGTCGAGTTCGGCACCAGGCCGCGATCTCCAGGCAAGAGCAGGCAGGTGGCCAAGAAGAAAGTGATTCTCGGTGGCCGCATTCGCACCATAGCCCTCAGGGCAAAGCAGCAATCCGCAGGCGGCTTGCTCTCGTCTTTTCGCTCTCGCGGGCCCTTCACTGGCCGTGGGCTGTACCCGGTTGACTTCATTGCTCGCGGGTCCGTTGCGGGATCTCCTGCGCGTCATCCGCTGCAGAAGGCTTTCAATAAGTCAAAGAGCCAGATGCAGACAACTCTCGACGTGGAAATGCGGAAGGCGTTGACCCGTGCCGCCACTGAATATCAACGCAAGTTCCGCGATGCAGGAGGACTCTGATGCTGAAGTCGCCAGAAGCCGCCCTCAAGCGGGTGCTTGATGCCAGCCCAGAAGTCGCCCTGCTCATCGGCACTGGGACATACCCGACGCTGGCCCCGGTGTCCGCTTCGCTGCCATTCGTGACGTGGAGGCGTACGGCGATCAGACGCACGCAGACGCTCCAAAGTCCTGCCGGGATACCGCAGGTCACGGTGGAGTACAGCATTTACGCAGCCACCTACGAGCAGGCCCGCCAGGTCGCAGACGCCGTGCGTTCGGTTCTGGATGGATACGGGGGCCAAGTTCTAGGCTGCACTGTGTCGCAGGTGTCGCTTGAAAACGAAACCGACGACTTGGTAACGCTGGCCGGTTCTGACTTACCGCCGGCGTATCAAATCACCCAGCAATACGACGTTTGGTGGCAGGAGTAACAAATGCCCGCAACGCCTCATGACAGTTCCGGCACGACGTTCACTTTCGCAAGCGTGAACTACACGGTCACGAACATCACCTATACGATTGCCGATAACAACGCCACCGATTCCATTGACGTTTCCCACCTGGGTCAAACGACTGGCGCGACTGTCGCCACGCTCTCGCGCCCCCTCAAGGGCTCTGCTGGAGACACTGGCAAAGAAGTCACCATTGACTACCTTGCGAATGCAGGCGCATCACCGATCGCACAGGGCAGCACCGGAACGCTCACGATTGCTGGCGGCATCACGCTCACTGGCGTTGCCGCCACGTGCAAGTCCTCAACCGTGACTCTGGCGACCAACGACGCCATCAAGGGCTCGGCCTCGTTCCAGGTTGCTTGATCGCCAGCGGAGGAAGCCGTGGCGACTCACTCAACCGGCCTGTCTGTAACGTGGGGCGGCGTCGCGTTCACTGAGGTCACAGACCTGCAGGTGTCTTACGCAGGCGGCTCCTCTAAGGGCCGCAGCGTTGTGTGGACTGACGATGCCGGCAGCGTTTCCGTGGAGTGCCTCGGGACCGCAAACATCAGCACGGGCGAATGGGGCTTGAGGAAGTCGCTCGTAGTTTCCGGCGCAGGCGTTTCCTTGACATCGAATGCAGTCTATGAGGGATGGACTGCCCAGCCGGAACTCAACGGAGTGACCCGGTATTCGGTGACGTTCAAACTACTAGACGGGTGAGCAATGCCACTGACTCGAGATCAGATCGACAACGCCCCAGACGCCAAAATCATAACCGTTGACGCGCCAGAGCTTGGTGGAGACGGGAAAATATGTATTCGCCTTATGTCTGTAGGTGATCGTGACTCCTACGAGATCAAGGCACTTGAGTCTTCCAACGGTGCCATCGTTGACTTCCGATCTGAGTTGCTCTGCCGCACGCTCTGCGACGAGAAGGGCGGCCTGCTCTACCCAGGCGAGGAAGGCAAGGAAGCCATCAAGCGTCGCAGCAGCGACGTGATGCACCGCCTGTGGCATGCGGCCCTCAAGCACAACGCACTGACCGAGGAGGAAATAAAGAAGCTAGCGGGGGAATAAACGCCCGCCCTACGCTGCAGTTCAAGCTGCGTCTGGCGGGTCACCTCAAGAAAACGCTACGCGAAATCGACGCGATGGACTCGCGCGAGTTCTCGCAGTGGATCGCTTGGGCCAGGTGGTTCCAGCCGCTGGACGATACGTGGGGGCAGACAGCCATGCTCGTGACTTCTGTGCTCGCCCCCTACTCCAAGCAGACGCCAGACCCAGAGAAGTTCATTCCGATCGAAGACAGGGCCCCGAAGCATCCAACTCAGATAGCCGAGACTTTAAAGTGGATGGCCGCTGACCTTGGCAAAAAGTGACGTATGGCAACCATCTCTCTTGGATTCAACCTCTCGGCATCTGCAGTGCAGATGGCCAGCGGCATCAATGCCGGCGTGGTGGAACTTGAGAAGTTGGGCCTGGCGGCCAAGAAGACTCAGCGTGACGTTTCCACGCTGAAGACTATTGAGCTCTCGCGTGCCTTCATCTCCACTGTGCGCACTGCCAGCAGCGCTTTCGCATCGTTCATTAATGGAACTGCTGGAGCTGTCGCCAGCATTGATGATTTGTCAAAACGCACTGGCATCACGACTGACGTGCTCCAGGCTTACTCGCTCGCAGCAAATCAGTCTGGCGTTGGCCTTGAGACGTTTGGCAAAGCAGTTCAAAAACTGACCATCAACCTTGGCGAAGCCCAGACTGGCAACAAGGCTGCAATCAAGTCGTTTGCGGATCTCGGTCTTTCGGTTGGCGATCTTTCCAACCTCAACCCTGAGCAAGCATTTAACTCCGTTGTTGCTGCAATCAGCAAGCTGCCCAACCCGGCACAGCAAGCAGCAGCCGCAGTGTCGCTTTTTGGGAAGTCTGGCGTTGAGCTTGTGCCGATCTTCCAAGAAGGCGCAACGTACCTGCAGCAGATGACCGCCGAAGCAAAGCGGCTCGGCATTGTGCTGAGCCCGCAGCAGACTGCCGGCGTCGCTGCGCTTGATGACTCGCTTCAGAAGACGCAGCTGACTCTGCAATCGTTTGCGGCTCGAGTTGTGGCAGAGCTTGCCCCTGCACTTACTCGCGCCGCTGAAGAGGCGTCTACGTTCATCGCAAGCATTGACGTAAAAGACATAGCCAGCGCACTGACCACAACTGTCTCAAACCTCGCCAAGGTGTTTCAGCTGCTTGCAGATTCTGCGGCTCCGCTGGCCGGCAACATCCTGCCGCTGATTGGCGGCTACTTGGCGTTCATCAATCGGCAGGTGGTTGCTTCTGGCATCGCAAACCTAAGCCGTGAGTTTCTTGAGGCAACTGCATCCGCGTATCGCTTTGCCGGGTCTGCTGGCGTTGCTGCCGTTGGCGTGCGAACGCTTGCGGCATCTATTCGCGGGCTGTTGGCGTCAACCGGCATCGGAATCCTTGTGACGGTCTTGGGCTTGCTGGCAGGGCAGGTTGTTGAGTGGTCACTGGCCACCAACACGGCTGGCCAGGAAGTTGCCACAGCCATCGACAGCCCAACGAAAGCAGCTGCCGGCTACCGTGCTGCTATCGCGGCGGCCACAAAGGAAACCCAAGACTTCGGCAAGAAGGCTAAGGACGCGCTGAAGGTGCCGACGTTCACGGCGCAGAATCTTGCCCAGGAAGCTATAGACGAGGCGAGCGCGGCCGTGAAAGCCCTGGCCAAGGAGCTTGGCGGACTCAATCGCGTGCCAGCCGCAGTGCTTGAGCGGTTCCGAGAAATCAAGGGCTTTGCCGAGGGCATCACGACAGACTCGCTCGCATTTGGTGACGCAATACAGTTGGCCAGCCGTGACGCGCAGGCGCTGACAACAGAAGTCCGCAACATCACTGACGCCAGGAAAGCTGACGCCGAAGCTGCAAAGGCTGCCGCAGACGCCGCAAGAAAGGCAGCAGAAGAGGCACGGCAGCGTACCGCAGAACTTGCCAACGCCGGGCTGAGCGACGCAGAGAAGAGTAGGCTGCAACTCAATAAGGATCTGCTGGCAATCGTTACTGAGCAGCGGGCCGCTGAAGAGGCGCTGGCTGCCGCCAAGCGTGCCGGCGATTCCAAGTCGCTTGCAGACGCTAGGCAACGTCTCGCGTTATCACAGGCGGCTGCGAAAGAGGCGAAGGCGCAGGACCGCGAGAGGCAGCTGCAGGCCCTCGGCGTAGACAAGAACATCCTGAAGCCAGCCACGACCCTGGCCGATCAGTTCAAGTCCGTACGCCAGGCATTCGACAAGAAGCTGATTGACGGTGGCGAGGCCCAGACCGCTCTCAGGAATCTTGCCAAGGAAGGCATCGACATCCGCAAGGAAATCTCACGAGAGCTTTCGCGTCCAGCTGCCTCGGCACTCAACGTCAATGACATCCGCACCAGCGAAGGCATCTCCTCGCTGTTTGCTCTTGGCCGCGAAGATCCAGCGATTGCTCAGCGGCGAGATCAGTTGAAGAAGCTTGAGGAGATCAAGCAGGGCCTGCTTGCAATCGGCGCATCGCCGGTAGAAATACTGGGCAGCTAATGGCAGTTATCGCATACCGCGAAGTCATCCCGCGCACGTTCTCTCATCGTTTTGGAGAGAGCCCAACGGCTGACCGCAAAGTAGTGGTGACTCTAGACGAGCCAACCGCCCATCAGGAAATCATCGGCACTGTCGGCATTCTGCACGGTGACTCTCACCCAGAGTTCACCTACCTGCGAATGCTTGATGCCCAGATGTCAGAGACTGACCGGCACCACGTTGAGATCACGTACAAGTACGAGCTACCGAAGCAGCAGGATCTTGACCCCAACCCGCTTGCACGGCCAGACGTGTGGTCGTTCTCGACAGGCGGTGCCCAGGTGCCAGCACTCGTCTACTACAGCGGCAGCGGCAACGCCAGCCGCAAGCCACTTCAAAACTCCGCGAAAGACTTTTTTGAGGGGCTGACCGTAACTGAAGCGGAAGTGCGGGCAACCATCTCTGGCAATCGGGCAGCGTTTCCGCTGGCTCTAGCCGCTGAAGTCACGAACTCAGTGAACTCTTCTGAATACCTAGGCGGTGCGGCTAGCAAGTGGTTCTGCTCAGGCATTGGCGGGCAGCAGGCTACCGAGGTGGTGAACGGAGTAGAAATCCGATACTGGCAGGTCACGGTTGAACTGATATTCCGTGCGAGCGGGCACAGCCTGCTTCTGCCTGACGTTGGGTGGAACTACCTAGAGGCTGGCGAGAAAAAACGTGTATGGGTCAAGGACTCAGAAACTAGCGAGAAGGTGGCATCCTCATCTCCTCGCGCCCTGACAACTGCTGGGGCAATGAAGGGCGACAATGAAGAGCCTGACATCCTGACTCGCCGCGTGTACCCAGAGTCAGACTTTGCTTCGTACTTTGGAACGCCGAGCTTCTGACCCATGGCATACCAGCGCAATATCTCCATCGCGTCGGCAGAAACTGCTGGCATCCGCGTCACGTTCTGTAGCACCGCCTACTCAGGGTCATTCTCCTGCACCTCGTACCCAGTGTTCTCTGCAGCAACGACTGACGGCACGAGCTTCTACGCAGCCAATACGCCGCTCAAGCAGTTGTCGCCCGCCGGAAGTTTTCGAGCAGCCAACACACCAGCCGTATCGTTCAGCAGTTCGAGCGGCACTGCGCTGGTGACTTTCCCGTATGGCACGTCATTCAGCAGCACTTCGCAAGAGTACGAATCTGGCGGAAGCCCGCGACGCTACAAGTACATCCTGCACACATCAGGGCACACGCCGGCGACTGCCTACTCTGTGAGCGTCTCGGCCAGCACGGCTGTGGTGATGTTTGGATCGGTGGACGTGCGAGTGGCCAGCACTGCGTCTGCGTCTTTTGTCAGCGTTTGCGCAGACGCTATTGAGGGCGGCGCAGCCGGAGGGTTCTAGATGGCGCAGAAGCCAGACGGGAAAGCGGCGAAAACTGATCGCGTCACTTTCACTCGGCCAGCCGCCGAGCGGATTTCAAAGGTTGTGCGGACAGTCGAGGCTGGCGACAGAGATTCCGCCGCGCTGCGTTTTGGCCACAGGGACAACGCAGGCCCATCAAGGGCCATTCGCATCTGCACGTTCACTGCTCCTTGGGCGATTGGCACAGTGAAGACGGTTGCGTTCTCTGGACAGACGGCAACTCCAAACACGGCACTCGTAACCAATCTGTTTTTCCCAATTGGCGGAAACGTCCCTATGGATGGGGCGATCGCCAGAGACGGCGGCTCGTGGTATTTAATTGACGTTCCGTTTATCACAGCGTCCGCAGTTTACGTCGCTGGGTTTTCCGTCAGTGCGTCGCTGAATACAAGCAGTTGCGCCATCACTGTGACCACCACGGCCTCTACTGCGTCAGTGACATTCCTGCGCATAGGAGTCATCTGATGCCTTGCCCATGCTGCGTCCCTCCTGTTGGTGCCTGCTGCGAAGGCACAACCGATTTTAACGCTAGTCTCTGTACCCAGAAAACAGCCGCTGAATGCTCAGCGGCAAATGGCATTTGGCTCGGTGCTGGAGTTCCATGCCGTCGCGTCAGCGACGACGCACGGAACTGCTTGATTGCAAGACAGACATGCTCGTACTGTTGTTTCGGAGGCACCTGGCCCCAAACTATTAACCTCTCGATCAATGTGCAGGTCAGTAATCTTTTGGTTTTCGGAGACTACACCACAGGATTTCCATTCCCTACCTGCACTCGGCACGTTTCTTTTGTCGGCGCAAAAACATTGACAGCAAGCGTCACGCTAACAAACACGATGGGCCCGACCAGTTGCCCGTCGTGGAGTTTTTCCGGTTGCAGTGATACGCTGTTTGGCGACTTCGGATCGCTTGGGGTGACGCTCAAGCACAGCAGTCCGTTCAACACCAGGAACTGCTCCTACAATCTAAGCGTAAGCGGCGATTACTTCACCTGTGTAAGTTTTGGAAACTTAGACGCGCCGTGCAGTAAGGGGAGAGTGATATACGGTTCGTTTTCGGAGGATTCTATAGTTGCGGCTGGCGGCGGCTTTTGCAACTTGACTGGAGTATCGTTTTCTAGAGTGTCAAGCTACGAATCTCGTGATTCCGACTCTTACAGTAGCAACGGCCGATGTTTCATGTATACGGGCCAAATATCAGGCTGCACAATTAACAACAGCACGACAGGCGTTCCGCCTATAACGCCATACACCGTATCAGTCACGGCGACCGTCGTATGATCATGTGCAAGTTTGACGAGTCTGGCGTATGCACTGCCTGCGGATATGCAGAGTCTGCGCCTGGATTTGTGCGAAACTGCTGCGGAGCACCAGGATGCTTAGAGCAGCGTCGCGGACTGGGCGACATGGTTTCCGATTTTCTTTCGGTGTTCGGCATCACCAAGCGCCGCGTGAATAGTGCTGCAATCGCAGTAGGCGTCAGTGATTGCGGCTGTGCCGCGCGGCAGCAGGCCATGAACGAATGGGGAAAGAAGAATCTCGGCATTGGTTGACAGCCCTGCCACGCTGATGGCAAAGGAGCCGGCCGTGCCCGAGGATCACGTATTTACGCTGAACGGCGACGAGCGGTGGCTAGTCCGGTTTACGGACCTTAAGGGCCAAGCCTACGGCTACACGTTTTCGCAGAAGTCAAAGCGGCCACGCATCTTGATTCACAGCGGGCTCAAGGGCCGGCACCGCCTGACGATCATCGTCCACGAGTTGCTGCACGCTCTATTCCCCACAGCAAGTGAAGAGCACGTCGAGCAGGCAGGCAAGGACATCAGCAAGGTGCTCTGGGCGTTGAACTTCCGCGAGGTGACTGATGGGCCGTAGTGCTGGCACATTCCGCCGCAAAAACGCATCGGACGCCTGGAACGTCACAAGCCTTGAAGGCAGCGTCACACGCATTGATTTCAACCAGCGTCTATGGGTGCTGCTCTCATCGGACTGGCATTGGGACTCAGTGAAGTGCAACCGCGAGAAGCTCACGGCGGATCTCACGAAAGCCCGTGAGTTGAACGCCGCAGTGCTCAGCATTGGCGACCACTTCGATGCGATGGGCGGGAAGTACGACCCGCGATCCAATGGCAAGTGGGACGTAAGGCCAGAGTTTCAGAGGGGCAACTACTACGACGACATCGTGACCCAGTGCGCGGAGTACCTCGAGCCGTACCGCGAGCAGATGGCGCTGATAACGCCGGGCAACCACGAGACGGCTGTGCGGAAGCGCATGGAAACGTGCCTCACCACCAGGCTCGTTGAGCAGCTGCGAGTGCGCGGCAGTAAGTGCAGGGCCGCTGGCTACTCGGGCTGGGTGATGTTCCGGGCCAAGGCCGGAAAGACGAGCACGGCACTCTATCGTCTTTGGTATCACCATGGTTATGGTGGCGGTGGGCCGGTGACTCGCGGCGTCATTGACTACAGCCGCTACCTCACAGACGTGGACGCTGACTGCGTACACGCTGGGCACGTCCACCAGAGAACGCTCATTGAGGCCAGCCGGCAACGGCTCTCGCCTACTGGGCTCGTGCGGGTGCGGCCTATCCACCTCGTGCGAAGTGCGGCCTACAAGCAGGAATCGTTGAGCGACGGCTGGGCCGTTGAGAAGGGCATGAGTTCACGCCCTCTTGGGGGCTGGTGGATGCTCTTGCGGTGGAATGTAGACCATACGGAGTT